ATTCGACACCTGCGTCACCGTCACCGTGTTGTCGGACTCGACAACGACAACCGAGTTCAGTGTCTCAGTCACGCTCACTGTGTTGCTCATCGAGTCACCTCACTTCGCACTGTGAAAGTGCCCATCAGCAAGCGCTCAACGACGATGCCATTCACAAGCTCGAGGTCATACTTCATTGATCCTGCGGCGAGCGCGGCTGTATCACTTGCGGCGATCGTTAGCGTCACTGTGCCAGCGACACCTCCCAATGTGATACGCCCATTCTCAGTTGTGAGCTCGATCACGATGTCTGACGACGATGGGATGCCTCGTACTTGCATACGAGCGGTGTACCCAACAAGTGACACTGGTGTACCAGCGGAATCCTTCCACGTAATCACTTGTGAGTACGTCGCTCCCTGATCAATGATGATGTCGTATGCACCAGCGAGAGCCATGTCGTGATCCTACTCTGCGACCGCCGCCGTCACACGTGCGGTGAGGATGTAGCGTGGTGTGTCATCTTGTGGGTCTGGTGACCACACCACACTGTCGATGATCGGGATGCCATAAAGCGCGACACCGTTGTGAACTGTCACGCGACGAATACTTCTAAGTGATGTGCGGACAGTGTTTGTGACAGTCAGTGCTTCAAGCTTACTACGACCCCAGCAGTGAAGAGTGACGACCGCGTTATCGATCGCGGCCTCACTTACATCATCACCACCACCAACGCGCTGCACAACAATAAGCGGCAGTGTGGGCGAGTTGCGCGGCACACCAAAGAACACACGTGTGCTCACAAGTGTTGTGATGCTGGCTTGTGCAAGTAAGAAGCTCACAAGCCCCGCTTCAACATCGGGAAGTGCGCCTTCTGCCATCACGGCCGTCCTAAGATTGCGTACGCGGCGGGTACAAGAAATGGACGTGCGGACATGCGTATCGTCCCAAGCTCAAGATACGGTGCGTACTTCACATTCGTACCGACGACACCGACGATCGCGTCTTTATCATCCACAAGACCTGAAGTGATAGAAGCACGCAAGCGACCTGTGTCAACAGGGCACATGATCTTTGCGCGTGTCTCAATACGTAAGCACTGCTTGAGCACTTGTGCCGCGACAGGCCCACGCTCTCCCTTCAGCACTTTCTTAAGTTTGCGTTCGTCAATGACGACGCGAACATCGCTTGAGTCATACACGCTGTCAGACAACGTGACCTGCCACGTACTCGAGGCCAGCCACTGTGTGGCCTAAGCCAAGCTCGTACCGCTTTCGCACCCACAACACGCGCCACTCTTCGTTTGATGTCTCATCGATTACGACGTCAGCGATGCGCACATCGACGTCGCTCTCAACGAACAAGCGTGCGGTAAGGACTTGTTGCGCACCACCCACATCAGATCCTGTGCCATTTGAGCCTGAAATGGCCCCAAACACGTTCAAAGTCACAACCGTTGGGGTTGTGTCAGCGTAGGGATCAATGTTCGCAGGAACACGTTTGATCGTCAGTGTAGTCGTCGTCAGCGGGAGTGTCATCAGTACCGCACTCGCTTACGTCGGTACGGCTTGAGGCCGAGTGACATTCCTGGGACAAGCGCATCAAGCGGTGCTTGCGCTTTCGGGTACTGAACCTGTATGTCACCCACGCGGACATTCGTCGCGCCGATGTTCGATGCAGGCGACCAGCGAAGCAGTTTGTACGTCAGTGTAGCGATGTACACTTTAAGTGTGTATGGGAGTGTCGCATTCGTGTACCCACCAGTGTATGTCACACTTGCGTAATCTGGACGATTACGACTGAATGGTGACAAGCTGTCCACAGCGCTGAACTGCGGCGTCGCTGTGGGCCATGCGACAACGGTGATCGCGTCAGCGACGACACCGCGGATGCGAGTGTCAAGTTCATCAATGACGTACCCAACACCAGATGGGATGTCTGTGACAGGAGTGCGCATCGGATACACGTACCCGATGTAATCGTCATACCAGACTTCAAGAGTCTCAGTCACTTCAGCACTCTCAAGTGAACGCTCGAGGTATTCCTCAATGAGATCCAGCGCGTTCTCCATACGTGCTGTGACAACGCTCGTCGCGGTTGACGTGTCGTTCGTGATGCTGCGGTATTCGAACTCTGTGAGAAGTGTCTGCATGTGAACTCCTTGAGGGTGCCGCCTAAGAGAAGCAGAGAGGAGGAGCCTGCTTCTCTTAGGCGGCGAGCGTCACTCAGCTAAGGGTGCAGTCGACGAAGAAGTCGGGGCGGTGCACCGCAAGCGAGAGACGCGACTCAGCGAGGATCACGAGCTGGTTGCTCGTGAAGTACTCACCATGCGAGTCCGTCACTCGGATGGACACGGTGCTGCGGTCAAAGACCTGTGCACCCATCCGCCATGCACCGACGACAGCTTTGTTCGAAGCGATCGCACGGGAGCGAATGACCGGGAGTCCCCACAGCGTCTGCGGCGGCGACCCGAACGGCGATCCATCGTTTGCCTGTCCGGCATCAAACTGCGACGAGTAACGCGTCGTGGCCATCGCCCAGAACTCCACTGGGTTGATCGCGATGCCATCAGCTTCACCGTCGACGTTCTCCACCTTGCCGATCGCGCGACCGATCGTCGTCGGCTTGTCAGTTGCAAATGCCTGCGTCTGAATGCCGCTTGTCTGGAGGATACCTCGAAGACGAGCACCAGTACCTGGGCCGTTCAAGATCTCTTCCTCTTCGCGCAGCATCACCATGTACCCGAGGCGTCCATCGATGTACGACCGCATCGTGGGCACATCTTCCATGACTTGCATCGTGACAGGCACCCAAGCGGCGATCGTCCGCACAGGCGCGTCGGCCGGCTCGAACGAGATCGTCACTTCCGGCTTTGCCGACGCTTCAGCGACAGCGCTCGCTCCACCTTCATACGAACGCGGGTCAAGCTCGCGGACGTACGGGACGGAGTTGAGCGAGGTGGACCCACCGGCAATGACGTCGCGAACGAACAAGCGTCGGCGAGACAATGCTCCAGCGGCGATGAACGGTTGACCCTGCGGCAACAATGCGCCACCGTCACCGCTCACGACCGTGTTGATGAGGTTGCGTCGTTCAACTTCAACCGCCGGCGAATGCCCGCGAGCACCGCGCGACAACCACTGCGTGAAGTCGTCGTGCGACGTAACGAGCGAGCCGATCGACCGCGTCTCGTTGCGATCGCGGAAGTCTTGCGTGCCAGCACGCGGTCCTTCCAGCGAAGCAACCCGCTCAGCGATCTGCAGTTCGGAATCCAGTGCGAGAATCGCGGAGCGCGTCTCGCGGATGTCGTCACTCCAGTTTGAAGTCCGCTCTTCACGAGGCTTGTCACGAAGTTCACGCATGCGGTCTCCGTGCTCAAGAAGCTGCTCTCGCAGCTCAGGGATGGTAAGTGCCATGATCAGTCTCTCTTCCTTGAGGAGGTGTGTGTTACCTGCAAGGTGGGTGGTCACTTACGTCCGTTCGCCCCTACCTATTACGAGTGATCATATCGCGGTGTGTGCATCAAGCGCGGCGTGTCAACGCTTCACGCCGTACCACGCTACGTTCAAGAACGACGCCGCGGCTGTGTTCCAACGCGTGACTTCCGCTGGCGGTCGAATCGAGCACGGGTACTGGTACCCCACATCGAGTGTTGTCAGACCGACGTCCTCAAAGAGCGCAGCGAGTGCGCGGTCTGTGAAGCGGAAGTAGTCGTGTGGATACCCGTGGATAGGAAAGGTCTGATGTGTGCACACGAACGCAATCGCGTCTTGCGACATCAGCTGCGCCATTTGCGCGGCGGCGACCCACGGCTGTCGCAAGTGCTCCCATACTGACACAGCGATGATCGCATCAAACGACCCATCAATATCTTCAGCCATTGTGTGCGCATCAGCGACGACATCCACATCGGTCCCAGGCGCAACATCGCTCATCACATACCGCGACGCGTGTGGTGCCCACACTTTGTGATGCGTGGGAAAGCCTGGGTCCCATCGCAGTGTGCCAAGTTCTAACACGCTTGGTGCGTCCTTCACTGAGAGCGCATCGCGGAATGCGGCTTCAGCGGCTGATGCATCACCGCTTCCGATATTCATCACATCAGGCATTAATGGCCTCCGATTTGTATGAAGAGGGCGTGCGGCCCTGCAATGGAAAGAACCACCCACCACTTGTGTGTTGCACCGCGGGCGGCATGTCTGGACGATGATCTATGCCAGAGTAGTGTGCGATGAGTGCGCGGCGTGGACGCGTGACATCGTTCGGCACACTCCCGCGGTGAAGCAGTCGACCGTGCCACACAAGAATGTCACCACGTTGCGCGATGAACCGCTGGATGCGACCACCTGCACGTGCTGCACGAACAGTCGTCTCTTCAAAGAGTGGTGTGAGGATGCGCTCACTGTGTGTGGGCCAGTCCGCTCCGCGTTCATGTGGCTCAAGCGCTTCTTTCATCTTTGCTTGCGACAGTGGTCGCGCTTTATGCGAACCCGGGATGAACTCGAACGGTCCTGCGTCTTCGTGAATGTCGTCCAGCGCGATCCACACCGCTGTGTAGAAGTCACCCACGTACTTCTCGTTGAGGTACTGATCACGATGCCAGTCACGCCGCGTGCTCACCCAGCCTGTGAGGTTGAGGTGCACACCCATTGATTCACCGGTAAGTTCTTTCAACACCGCGGCGAGTGCGCCATCGCAGACGAGTGCGCGCAATGCATCGTGCCGCATGTACGGTGTCGCATCAGGCCATCCACCTGGACGTGACCACGTTTGTGGGATCTGCATCGTTGCATCCTCACCGCCGTTGTATGCCCACCACTCACGTTCATACGCAACGAGTGTCTCTTCAGGAATCACGTCACGCGTAACGATGAACCCGTGCGTGGCCCACTCTTGCTGAAGCGGTGTCGATGGATCACGCTCTGTGATAGGCGTGAGATGCGCGTCCCAATCATCCTCAAGATCTTCAAGATGCATGTGCGGCCGCCCTTGTCTTTACAGTGTGAAGCAGTGCTTCAGCCCAACGGTACGCGTTGTCTTCCATCGTGTATTTCTGCCGCACGACTTCACGTCCGTGCGCGGCGAGATCCTCACGCATAGTCTGGTTCGTAAGAAGCGTGCGAAGATGCCTCTCCCAATCACGTGGACGCTTCGCGAGTAAGCCAACGCCATCCGCGTTTAGACGTCGGTACTCAGAGAGCGGAGACATGATCGGCACAACACCAACAGCCGCGGCTTCAATGCCCTTCAGCCACGACTTAGCGTGATTGAATGCGGAGTCCTCGAGGGGACAGAGTGCGATATCGAATGTTGCGTACTGGCGCATGTACTCACCACTTGTCAAGTCCACCCAATCCGTCGTCGCGTCTGGCTCTTCACCCATTCGGACAGCAACGCCCTTGCCCGTGCCAACGACCTTCCACATGAATGTAGGTACGTCCTCACTCTTACGAACTTGTGTCACTGATGCTCTAAGTTGCTGCAGATCATTGGGATGCGTTGCGACACTACCTGTCCACCCAACGATTGGGACCACATTATGAGGATGCGAGTAGTCACACCACTCTTTGCTCACGTAGTTATCGATGACGATTGTGTTACGTGCGTACTCACCATAATGCCGTGCGAGTGCGGGCGTGCTCGTGATCAGAAGGTCTGTGTGACGAAGTGCGTTCTTGATGTTACGTCGGTGCGTCGCACCTTCGTGTGCGGGTACGTAATGCCATTCACCGATCGTAGTGCGCTTAGTGACAGTCACGTTCCCAAATATGCGTGCGATCTTCTGCACTTCATCGTGTTGCATCCAGTGCGGCTCTACTGAGTACCACGCAACGTTCTGTGGTGATATGCGATCAAAGTTGTCGTCGATGTCAACGACGACGATAATGCCACGCTCTTGTAAGAGTCGGAAGTAGTGTGTGAGCTTACTGTGTAAGGGACGTTGAAACACAGCAACGTCAATCGCTGGCATGTCAAGAATGCGCTGTGGGACGTGGTACTGCGTTGGCTCACCATCACCCCACGGTCCGCCCGCCCATTCGATGAGCGTCTTCTCTTGCATCTCGTCAACCCACAAGACTTCAATCTCATCACCAAACTGACGCGCGACTTCACGCCACGGCCAGATCAAGCGGTAATGCCCACATCCACCTTGATCAGCTGGAAACACACCCACACGGATAGGCATGTCAGCGGTCAGTCCACACGGTGCTGTAGTCCACTTGTGCGGCTTCTTTCGCTGCAGTGATGCTGCTTGACGTCTTCACAACCTGTCCTCCTACTTCAGTTGCGAATGCAAGATGCGGCGCCCAGCCATTCTCACTCCACATCTTTGTGCGTGAGGTGATGACTTTCGTTGGACCATTCATCGACACGATTGCACCGGCAGGCTTTGATGCCCACGCGCTGTGCTCATCTTCTGGTGTGTCGATCAAACGCCCAACGTGCACAGAGCCTTTCACGTCCGACACATCAGCGCGTGAGTTCGTATGCTGGTTGCCCTGGAACGTTGCCGCACCACGGGTTTCAATGTGTGGCATACGAATGAGCATCTCAACGTCTGCAAGATCAGCGTCTATCTCATTGAGAAGCGCATCAGCATCGATAGTGAGCGCGGGCGGCGCCGTGTGTTCACCGCCCGCGCTCTCTTCCTGCAATGCAGGAAGACTTTGCGCATCCTGCTCCGCGGCTGCGGGCGCTGTGTCACTGTCGTGACTCGCACTCTCTTCAGCTTGCGGTGCTTCTTGCGCAAGTGGTTCTTCTAGTGCAGGCTCTTGCTCTTGCTCTTGCTCTTGCTCTTGCTCTTGCTCTTGCTCTTGCTCTTGCTCTTGCTCTTGCACTACGACTACGTCATCAGTGACGTCGTCATCCGCAACATCGTGCGTATCGTTTGCCGGCACGACAGACGCTTTCACGTCTTCAAGAGCTTGTGCCAGATCAATCTCTCCAAGCGAAAAGCGTGCAAGGATGCGTGCGGCATCATTCGCATCGACGAGTGCGCCAGTTCCGAATGGCGATGATCCTTGCCCGCTGTTCCGAAACGAAAGCAACTTCGTACCTGGGACACTACCCTCAACCACGATGGAGCCTTCGCCCAAGCGTGCTTTAGTGATCAGTGGCTTACCATCAGTGCCGCGTGTATCACGCTGCCGCACGAAGCCAACACTGAACTCGTTCAGCGTTGGGTTGCTTGGATCATTTGACAACTGGTACGCGATCTGCCTTGCCATAGGCACGTAGTCAAAGTCATCAAACTCAAAGAGAACGTCAAGCCCATCTTTGGAGTCACGGAAGTCGACACCACGCCCAAGGAGTGCAGATGGGTTCTCCCATCCTGCGTGTCCATACATCAGACGCGGCAAGCGTCGCTGCAGTGATTCAGTGAAGACACCTGGCGCGAACTTCGTGCCGTAGTCATCAAGCGTGTCGTAGTTCATGATGCGCGCCCAGAATCTACGAGGCAGACCATCTTGTGTTGGCCCATCGTTCACTGGTGCGGCGCGAAACTCAACAGACCGCTGTTCCCATTTCATACGTGTCACCTTATCTCTTAGTCGCTCGTATGTAAGATGTGAAGTGCGTCACGGTACGACAGCCCATGCAATGCCATCTTGATGAGCACATCACTTACTGTGTGAATGCGTAGCATGCGCTCTTCCATGTCCTCTGGTGTCAAGATCGCTGTCGCGCACCTACAGTTGATCGTATTCTCTGGCGACCCATTCGGATCACCAGGGTACCGCAGTGATTCACCGCCCACAATGAATGATTCACCAGTGCTCACAACTTGTCCATCAGCATCAATGTGCTCAGGGCGTGTGCGGCTATCGACCGCGGTGATCCACAAGAGTCCAGCTGCGATCTCTGGTGGCAGTGCTCTTCCACCTTCGTACACGCCGCCGTTATACGCACTCACTGTTTCGGTACGTGCGATGGTCACCGCACGCGCGTTACTCGCGCCCTGTAGCTTAGACCGTACACGGGCTGCAAGGTCAGCGATTCCTTCGCCTTCAATGATGCCATCTCGTAGCGCGCGCTTGACCGAATCATACGTGGTGTTCGCGATCCCACCACTTAGCTGGTTCGCACGACGCGTGATGAACCTTTGCACACTTGGACGTGCGGCAAGATTGAAGTCAACACCAAGCGACACTGTTGTGCTTTCAATCGCAGTGAGAACCGTCTCTTCGTACAGCGGCGTGGTAACACGGATGAACTCACTCTTGAACTCTTCTGGGTCAAAGAAGTCATCCACCATACGAGTAGCTTGCGCGGTTGCTTCGCGTCGTACAGTGTCAGCGTCACGCCGCACTTCAATGCGAGCGTGCTTCGCAAGTCGACGAGAGCGCGACTGCATCCTCTTTGCGATCGCGTCCGCTTCTTCTAAGAACAGCTTTCGCAGAGCTGGTGCCCACGTGCGTTCTTCAAGTAATCGCATCTCCGCATCGACGCGACGCTGGTATGCGCGCTTATTGAACACACGACGTGATGCGCGAGTGAGTATGACACCGCTGCCAGTCTCGTCATACACAAGTATGTCGCCATCAGGCAGGTGTACTAAGCCGCTCAATGATCAGCCTCCCTGACGAGTCTTCGGTTACGTGCACACGATCACGTACTTCCCATTCACTCATACGCGTTGTGTTTCGTCGTGCGTTACTGTCATCACTTGCCGGCCGGCCTTCTTCAAGCGGCTGTTCCCGACCTGTCTCTTCAACAGGTGCCTCTTGATCAGTGCTCGGCTCATCATCGTCATCTACATCGTCGTCGTCGTCGCTGTCATCAGCGTCATCACGCATTTGCGTGATCGTGCTTTCATCAAGATCACCCAAGTCAAGTTCACGCCGCACTTCGTTCTCTGTGATGATGCCAGCTGCAACGAACTGTGGAATCGCGCCACCAAGCGAGAGGATCTTACTGCTGCGCATCAGTGCCGCTACGTGTGATGTTTCGAACTTGCCGATCTCACTGCCCATACTTGGCGCGAGTTGAATGTTGACAGCGTCTTCAAGTTCAGACATCAGCGGCAAGATCGTTCCTTCCCACCAGTTCCGGTACTCTTGCCCTGCATTATCGAACGAACGAGCGGACGAGTCACCTAGCACAGAGAGTGGTGTGCCGAACGCGACACAAATAGCGCGGATCTTGCTTTCGTATCGTGCGATGAACTCCGCGTCTTTCTGACTCAAGCCAAGTCGCTCAATGTGCAGCGTGCGGTTCAACTCTTCTTCACCAGGCGTTGCTTCAATGAAGATCGGTCGTCCTGCGTTGTCCACGCCGCGGTAATCACCCAAGAACTGTGATCGCCACGCTTCACGCTCTGCACGTTCTGCGAACTCTTCATGCACGATGATCGCGGCTGGACGAGCATCGTTCTTGAGGAACGCGGCATCGTATCGATCTTGCATCACAGCCACGCTGATGTCAAGACGAGCGGCTTGCAGCACTGACTCCGCTTGCCGCACATCTGTCTGGCTCGGCTGCCAGTCGTACACAAGCTGCTCAGGCACGAACTCAACGGCTTTCGCACCACCACCTTGTCGGTTGTAGATGAACCGATCGAAGTACATCCGACCTTTGTCAGTGGGCACCGCTTCAAGGAGTTGCGACGGGAGTGGCCACAACCCAACGACGCGTCCAGTGGTCGCACTCTCGGATACACGCTCAAGCTCCCACGCCCATCGACCAGCGATGAGTCGTTGCGCGACGGTCCACTTCCACAACCTACGTGGAGACAAGTTCGGATTCGGACTACCTGGCGGCGGGCCCAAGAGTTCCGCAAGCGGTGCGGTGAGGTTCACGTCCTTTGGGTTCGCCGGCGACACAGCACGGAATGGGCAACTCGCAATCGCTGTTGCGATCGCATCCACGCACCGATACACGTACGTGTTTGCGATGTACGCCCATCGCACCGCTGAAGCGGCATCCCACTCTTGAATCATCGGCGTGCCAGGCGAAGAGAACGTTGCGAGCTGCGTTGCGCCACGCGGATCTCGTCGTTCTTTCTTCACTGGTGCCGGCTCATACGTGATACGCATCGGTGCTTCAATGATGCTTGCGCGTTCTTCTTGCATGTGCACTCCTTATGGTGCGAATCGTAGCTTACGACGAGTAGGGCGAATGCGATCAAGAAGGTACGTGAGTGCCCACACAAGCGCATCCATACGGTCTGGTGACGGCTCACCCGGTACCCACGTACACATCTGATCTTCCAACTCAGGAAATGATCGAACGTGATGAACACGCCGGCCACCTTGTGGCGTGTATGCGATCGCGATCGGTTCAGCACGTGTCCGCTTACCGCGCGATGCGACAACTGGATGCAAGTTCAATCGTGAAAGCGGCACACCTGCTGCTTCGGCGGCGGCACGCAAGGCTGATGCCACCAGCTCGCCGCCCTGGTTCTTCTCATACACGAGGACGTCTGCTTCGTAGTGCGTGTACGCTTTGATCGCTGCCTCCGCCCACAGCTCTGGTGTGCCACGTAGTGACCGGTCATCAATGACATACGCGTGGTCCTCATACGCGCCTGCGACGATGATGCCTGTCTCGTCGCTTGTCGCTGCACTCGACACTGCTGGGTCAACAGCAACCACAACACGGTCAAGGTCAGAAGGCTTAGACTTACGACTGTCTTCAATGCTGCTCCTTTGCCACATCGCGCCGTCGATATCTTCAATGAGTTCACCGTACAGTTCTTGCCTGCCAAGTGCAGTGCCCTCATATCGAATGCGCATCTCTTCAAGTGCGACGGGTGACAAGTTCGCTTCATTCTCAAACGTGGCGCCTTTCGTCACATGTGTGGACGGTCGACGCATAATGTCTTTGAGCAGCCGGTACGGTTTGGGCGTGGTTGTGACAATCGCTTGTGGATGTGAGCCAAGCCGCAGACCGAACATGAGCATGTCCCATGTCTCTTGCAAGTATGGCCACGACCCAAGCTCTTCACACCACGCTCGATGCGACTGGTATCCTCGGAGTCGATCGGGCTTCTCAGCGGAGAATACCTTCCATCTGCTCCCGTTTGTAAGTACAAGCTGCCCTTCTGATCGGTTCCAGTGTGCGACCTCTTCTGGGTTCAACACAGCCAGCAACCCAGACTCGCCTTCCACGCAAATGTCGCGTCCCATGCTGAACGTGGGTGTGACGATCGGAATACGTGACATCGGATTCGTACGTGCGAAGTGCGCTGTGTCTTCTGCGCCTGTACGGGTCTTGCCGAACCCACGTCCGCTAACGATTGCCCATATGAGCCAGTCGCCCTGCGGCGTGAGTTGCTTCTCACGTGCTTGCAGCAGCCAACGCAAGCGCATCTTCGCGCCAGGCGTTAGGTCGCCAAGATCAAGCGGCGGCGTCGTCAGCATCGCTTCGTGCGGCATCGTCACTCGTGTCTTCAATGACCGTGGCTTCAATCGCTTGCTGCAGTTTGTCTTGCGACACTTGCACAAGCAGCACCTTGAGTTGCTTGTCAATGTCGCTCTCTTGCTTGCCGTGATCTGGCAAGTTCGCGACGTGATCGTTGAAGCCTAGCAACTCGAGCACGCGGTCCGCTGCACGAAGTCGATCAGCGTCCTTCATACCTGTGCGCATTACTGTCGTGTACACTTCAACAGCTTCACGTGCTGACGACACAAGGTGCTCAAAGAGTTCGCTGCGCACAGCGTCGATTCGTCGGCGCGCTTGCTCTTGCACAGACACTGTTGTGCCGCCGTGCACACGGCATAAGGGTGTACCAGACACCGCAAGATTACCGCACTGTGTGCCGTCCTCTTTGATGCCTGCGCACGGGACACTGCCACCCGGCAGCGAAGGCAGTGGTGCGCCTGTGAGTTCACGCCAATCTTTCGGACCGTAAACACGCGGCGCATCACTGCCTTGCTCAGTGTGCTCATTCATATGAGTGTGATCATACTATGTGTTATGAGAACCGCGGCGTGCGCGCCTTTCTTGTGCTCGCTGCACACGTGATGCGCGGAGGATGCGTGGAAGATGCGGCATTGCTCGTGCCACACCGTTATCAGCGCACTTACTTCCTGGTGCGGCTCCGCATCCTGGGCACTTGAAGTCAAGCACATAGGCGTTGATCACAGTCGCACCATCACTGACACGGTCGTGACGTACTCCCAGTCGTACGAGTACACAGTGCCTTCCGTCGTTGTGGCTGTGCGTCGTTCCACCGCAGTGTCGAACGTACCCACGCTGTGGATGATCCCGTTCTGTGGACGCCCGTTCAACGTCACTGCCTGCTCAGTGCCGATGAGATCCGGCAGCTTCGCGGGATCCACCTCGTCTTCAGGTGTGTACGTGATGTATGCCCTATGCAATACTGGCATATGCGTGTCTCCTTATGTGTTGTCGTCGACGTGCAAGCACCTCGAGTTGTGGCGGCGTGAGTCCTGCGCGAACGCCCAGGAAATCTTCAGTGCGCAATGCGTCTTCCAGACATTGTGGCTGTACGGGACACGTCGCGCACACGGCGCGTGCTTTCTCATATGCATCCGCTCGTCCTTCGACTGTGCGTGGATAGAAATGTGTGATGTCAGCACCACGGCATTTCGCTTGCGCGCGCCATGCGTAGTCACCGTCATGTGTCATTACGTCCTCCGTAGTTCGGCTGGCTGTACGGGTGCTTGCCCTTCACGGGTGGCAGCGTGCCTGTGTTCACAGACAGGATTGCATCCCACGTCGCATGCCGTACCCGTGTGGTAGTGCCTTTGCGGATGCGTTGAAGGGTCGCAAGAGCTAAACCCGTGTGGTTGCTAATCCGCTTAAGCCCTACGCCTTTAGAAGCGAGCCAAAGCAGGTGTGCACGTGCCTCGTCGCCTCGGATCATCGGTTCGTAGTTGCTATCCGGCCGCCGGCGACGACGCGCTGCATTTCGTTCGTACACACGGTGCGCGACACGGCAGTCGGTGCAGCGGCATCCTTTGGAATACAAGCTGTGTGATGGTGTGTGGGTCATGCGCGGTGCTCGTATCCTCGAGGCCGCGCACTACGTGGGTTGTGTTTGATGTGTTTCATCTTCCGTCGTTTCGTCAGTGTTCGATAGATGTCCAACACGAGGAGTGCGGACACGGTGTACAGTGTGATGTCTTTCACAAAGGAGATCGTACTTCTGCTCGCGGTGCGAATGCAATGACTCACACGAACGTGTGTACGAGTGCTCATGTTCGGATCTTGAACGCCATAAGAATGCACAGCACCCCTACGACGTACAAGATCGCGATACGACTAGGCGTCATCCAGTCACCTCCTTCGGCTGCTGGCAGTAGTAGTTCCCGTACGACCATGGGCCACGTCCACACACTGACCACAAGTGTGCACAAGCATCCGCGTTGTACCCGAAGTCGACAGCGAAGCGGAGCCTGTCGTACCATGCGACGATGCCGTTACTGCCGAAGTGACCAGCGAGTGCATTGATCTGGCACAAGCCCCACGAGTCATCGCCTGTGCGGCGGTTGCCGTTGTGCGCGGCACTGTCGCAAGTCGACTCCCTCGAGATCATGCCAAGCGCCCACAGCACTGTGTCGTCCGTCGCACCACGCGTCCAGAATGCTCGAGCAACGATGCCCGCTTCTTCACGTGTGCAACCAGAACCTGCACCGTACTGCTCTGGGATCGGACCCTCCCACTGCCGTAGCGGTGGGAGCGTCGAAGTCGTCGTCGTCGGAACCTGCACGCGCACAGCACGTGTCTGCACAGTCGCTGGCGCTGGAGTGACAGGCACAGTGACGTAAGCTGTTGGAGTCGGTGATGGCGGTAGGCTCACCGTAGCGGTGGCCGCCGCAGGCCCACACGCAGTGAGCACTAAGAAGGGTAGGTACTTCCACATGCTGAACACCGTATCGAACAGTGTGCGCATCAGCAGTGTCCTTGATAGGTGTCAGTGTGCGCAGTGCCGCAAGCTTCGCACTCCCATGTGGAAGCAGCGTACCCGTCGCGCCACCACTCGACGTGCACCGTCGTCCGCACTTCCTTCTCGTATGCTTCGCACTCCTCAACATCACAAGCTCTTAGCTCGTCGTCGTGCCATGCCTCACCAACGATCGTATGGCTGAAGTGGTCGCTCTGACGTCGTCCCACTGTGTCCTCCTTCTGTGTGTCGTGTGTCGGGTGCAAACCCTACTCGATGAACGATGTGAGACGACCCGATAAGAATGTGACGAGACACATCGAATGGACCGGGTTTGGAAGTGGGGTGCCCCCCAGACCCCAGCCCGCTCCCATTCCCCAGAGCGAGCCCCCCTAACGTGTGATGCGTGCTGCCGTGCGAGATCGATCTCGTGTGTGCGCTCGCCCGTCGTAAGCACACATCGCGCATCACACGTCGTGCAATGCCGGGCGATGATGGGAGAGCCTGTGTCACACACGCTGGAGCGGCCTTTCTCCCCACCGTCATCACTTGCTGTTCCTAGGTGTTCCAGTGTTCCTAGTTCCCCTCTATTATCGGCGAATCCAAATATCTGCCTTGGGTTACTTACTTACTCATATACTTTCCATTTCCTAGGAACACTAGGAACACCTCTCCATTTCCCGAGAGTACTACGTCACACACTGTTCCCTCCTGCTCGGAACGTTCCTACCTTCAACTAGGAACACCTTCCTTCACATACGTGTAATGCGCTTATGCTCATCATCACATTCCTTCTGTTCCTAGTTCGATTCTCAAAGTAGGAACAGCACGTCACGTACGTTATGCAGTGTGTTCGTTCGTGTTGCGTACACGGATGCCCCACCATCCTGTCTGTGGATTGCCTGTGCCTCCCGCTCGACTCTTCGTCGGGGATACACGGCGTGTGAGGCCTACTCCTGCTTTCATCCTGCTTCGTAGTTCACGCATGAACACATCAGCGTTCATCGTGACGCCTTCCACAGCACTCCACCATACGTACTTGGTGCGGACATCAGCGGCGAGAAGGAACTCACTGCCTTCGGCTGTTGGTGTTTGGTGTCCGAGATCTTCAAGGCATTCACGGATGAACAGCCCGACGATGTCTTGCTCAGCGATCGCTTCACTACGTTCCTCGAGAAGCGACGGGCCAAGCAGTCCCGTGAGATCGCCTGGGAGCACGCCGCCTGACTCTTCAAGTACTCGTTGCAAACCACGCCACGCCCAAGCAAGGATACCGCTTGCTTCGAGCTTGAGCCGTTCGGCCACGATCGCCCTCGAGACACGCGCCGCATGGGGTACTGGTGCCAACAACCCGATGGAGATCATGCGCTCTTCTAGGGCAGGAGATACGTCACGAAGCCGTAACGGGTGGTTCGTATCGATCAGTGGTTTCACTTCAGTGCGGAACGAGTAGAAGTCTTGCCGCATACGGCGTGCTTTGAGTTCAGCACCACCTGTGACGTCTTTGATGAGCTCCACATTCAGCTCTTCACCAGCACCCGGTTCTGACGCATACACGAACCGTCGTCCTTCGAGCTCAGTGAGGATCGTCGGGTGTGTTTCGTTGCTCCCGCGCCGCATTGTGAGAAGGCCTCGAGGTGCAGCGGTTGCGTAGTCACCCAGTGCATAAGCGAAGGCTTCGATCAGTGACGACTTACCTGTGTTTCCTGGGCCGTGTAAGACGACGAAGTTCTTCACGTTTGCGCCTGTGAGACACACGCCGAAGAACACTTGTATCGCAGCGGCGATCTCAGCGGCGACATCATCGGACTCGCCGGCGATGCCATACCCAAGTGTCTGCTTGAAAGTGGGTGCGTCGACTTGCCCGTCGTACCATTCAGCGTTCGCACGACGAGTGATGTAATCGTCGCGGTTGTAATCTTGCAGTTCGCCTGTGCGAAGGTCAAGCACGCCGTTCATCACGCACAGTAACCACGGATCCTTGTCCAAGTCGTTCACATTCAAAGTGGGCTCTGATTCAAGCATCATCAGTGCCGCATTCACACGTGCTGTTGCACCGCACGCTTGCCGCCATTTCGCAAGTGCCGCAGCGTGCTCCATGTCGACGAGCTGCATCTCTCGTGTGATGATCTCGTGCAGCTTGTGCGCTGCATCAAGAGACGGGCGCTCCGCACGCTTCCAAAGCTCTCCGTTCCACACAAGCCAGCCACCGCCGATCAAAGCGCGTGCGTCATCCCACAACGCTTTGAGGCGTTCGGCGTTGTCACGATCGGTCGTACCTCCAAAGCCAGGCCACAGGCTTTGATCGTCATTCTCAGCACTTTCTGACCCATTACCGCCCGATACCCCAGCGGTCGCAGCCCAGTTCCTTAGGGACGAATCGACCGACCCATCCTTGTCCCGTCTAGCACGCTCTTCCTCGTCGTACTTCCAAGCGGCGTCCACCTTCGATCTTGCTTGATCAAGTGGGAAGGGCGGGGAGCATCTGAGCGCGATGCGCTCGACGATTGCCTCAGCTTCAGTGCGTCGCATTCCACTGCGCTTCAACGTGAGCGCTGCATGGAACATTCCGTCATCACGTCGGCCTTCGGGCAAGCCGCCTTTGAGCATATCTGTGATGCTTGGCCACTCGTCTTTGATCTCGTCTGACGGATCGCCTTTCACCCAGCGAAGTAAGTCGTCTGGCGCGGGCACCGGAGTGCG